GATGTTGAGGTCAATCCCGGACAGGATCGTGCGTCCGCTGCGGTCCAGGCGGACGTTGTCCATATGCACGGCGATGTCAGGGGGAAGCGTCATGGTGAACGAGATACGGGCAATGCGCCACTCGAATGAGGATGTGTGGACACGCCCGGGCAGATGCAAATCGGAGATGGTCCGCGATGATACCCGTAATGGATAAAAAAAGGGCTGAAGTAGATTAGGGCCCGTCCCCGTTTCAGCCGCATCCGCGCAACCCGAAGAGGTGAGAGCACGGCGTTTACGAGCTACTGGCTCGTGCCGTGATCGAACGCCCGGTGTGCTTCGCCGCGCCGGATCGGGTCAGTTGTACTTTCTCAGGATTTGCTTGGCTTGGCTGCAAAAGTTTTCGATGCCATTGATGTGATTTTCGTCCCTGGCAAAATCAGTCAAATGGCTGATGCGGTGATGGCGAAATCGACGGACGTCAAGCGCATTGCAGGACCTGCGGGAATCGGTGCAGACCGCGCTGTCGGGATGAGTCTGGCCGCTGTGACTAACTACATCGTCATCCGGACATGGCCGCAATAGTTGCCTGAAGTGATTGCGCCTCTGCCTGTTCTGGTGCAAGGCGGGGTGATCGCACTGGTTGTTTCCTTGCTGGCAGGTCTGCTTCCGGTCATTCTGGCATTGCGGATGCAAGCTGCAGAAGCTTTCAGGAAGGAACAGGCATGAGCAATAAATACCGCATGGTGCGGTCAAAGTGCGATCAAGACCCTTATGGTGCCCAGGAGAGGCAATCGCACCACCTGTATAAACAATGGGTTAACCCACTTTGTGGGGAGTTTTTGGGGAGTGATTCCCCACGAAGAGGCAAAAAGCAGGGCGAGATTGCTGGCTGGTCATGCTGTGTTCAGATTGGGATGGCGGCTATGGATTGAGCAGATGGTGAGGTCAGGCGGATCGGTGATGGGGGGTCTGGACGGTGCTGGCAAGAGACACCAGGCGCGGGAAAGCACGAATAGGCTAATCATTTTTTATCAAAACAGCAAACCATTGATTTGTATTGGTTTTATATTTTTATGGCAAAAACTAAGGAGGCCATCGGAAAAGTGTAATATGTGTAATTCGATCTCGAAAATTCTATTTTTATCAAGCAAAAACAACATGTTACATAAAAATAAAAAGTGTAATATTTTTGCAATCTGAATGTAATCAGTTACACTCTCGGGTTGTGATTTTCTGGATTTTTCATCCTCATTAAAATCAATCAGTTACTCGATGATTACACTTCTAATTACAAAAAATCACACTTTTTTGCAACCTCAAAACCCTTTGTAATTCATGTGGTTATGTGGTCAAAAAAGAAAGCATTACAGAAGTTACACTTTTCCGATGGCCTCCTTAGTTTTTTGCCTCTCGCAGACAGGTCTGAGCCTCCGGTTTCGTGGGATGGCTGAATGCAAAAATGGTCGTGTCGGAATAGGCCATCAGGTGCAGGGATCCGCAGGGGCAAATGCGGCAGGAAAATCCCCGTCCGCGCCTGTGCTGGCGCGGTCTGGCGGGATGTGCAGGGATGCAGGAAAATCGAGGGATGAAGCGCGCAGGCGGGGCGGGGAGACGACGGCGCGCCGTGGGGTGTGACGGCCACCGGAGTTGGCCCAACGCGCGGGCACGAGAATGCCTGCCCGATGATGCTTGGGAAGTGTATGAGCACGGAAGGGGCGGAGCCAGATGCCCGCGCGCTGGCATGGCCAGCATCAACCATCTGCTATAAGTCAGACTGTCTGGACATGGATGGTCACGAGTTGCTCGTGACGATTACGTGAATTTTGGGCAAGAAAAATCCCCAGCGGGGGGAGCGAGCAGGCGAGATAGCCAACATCCGATGATGTTGACCCTAGAGCCACTCGACACGGTCAGATCCGAAGACCGTCACGCTAATCCGCTGAGGACGCGTTAATTCTATCGCAGCACTTTGAGAAATGCAATAACTCAACTGCCCGGTGAATTCCAGACAAAAAAAATCCCCATCGGGGGGAGCGAGCAGTCGAGATAGTCGAATCCGAAGATGCCGACCCTAAAACCACTCGAATTGGGTTCCGGCCTGAACGGCCGCGCCGATGGGAATGTGTCTACATTATCATAGGACTTTAAAGAATGCAAATTTCAATTTTGAGATGGCTTCTAACCACTTAGAAGGCTTACTCGATAGGAGAGATGCCCGCCTCAAGAGCAGCGCATGCCAAGCATGTGCGCCGATCCGGTTCCAGCGGTTCCCCCGTCCATGTCCGCCCCCGCTCGATTGCTTGATATGTCGGCAGGGACACGCCCAGATCAGAGGCAGCCAGTCGCTGGCTGTACCGCCCCCGCGCTTGCCGCATTCGGCTACGCCAGCGCGCTACCGGCGTGTCAGGGATCGGGTCGTCTGTACGATCAACCTCGCACGAGGTCTTGACCGAGGGCAAGCCAGTCCCGCTCCCCCGGCGAGGAACCGTAGCGGTATGCGTTGATTTGCCGGTTTTCATGCGTCATCAGCAGTAGATGGGTGTTGTCGTAATCCGCAGCATAGAGCGCCCAGAACGCCGCTGCGGCTGCATCGAACAGCGGCGTCTGGGTGCGGGTGTCCGGGAGCACCTGGCTCCCGCCACGGCGTTGCTTGAGCACGTATACGCGATACATGACCCCAAGTTTACAGGTTCAGCGTCCAATACTCACCATCGGTCTCCGACAACCCTCGATCATCGTTGTACGCATCTGTCATCGCCTGTCGTCGATGTCCCAAGAGCACCCGCGTATCAATGCCCTGTGCTCGATACAGCCGTTCGGACAGAGAGCGGCATTCGTGCAGCGAAGGTGGATCACCGGTATTGGCGGGCCAAGGCCCGTGGACTTTGCGGAATAGCTCGGCAAAGCGCGTCGTCAGCGCGGCTTCTCCCAGCGGGCGACCGTTGGATTTGCGCAGCAGAAATTCACCGGCGGGCGCGTAATCCCGACACTGCGCAATCACATCGGCAATCGACATCCCAATCACATCCAGCCGCAACACTACCGGCAGGGCTAGCCGACGGCCTGTTTTTTGCTGAACCACATGCAGGCAATCCACCATGCGTCCATCGGACATTTTGCGAGGGCGGACATCGTCAAACCGCATTTTGACCAGATCGCCTCGCCGCTGGCCTGTGACCAGCGCCAATGCCAGCATTGGTCGTATCCAGCGCTGGCGCAACATGATTGACTGCGCATAAAGCTGTCGCCACTGCGCAAATGTCAGTCGGCAGCGGGTCACCTTGACCGGACATTGCCGAAGACTGCTGGCCGGATTACGCACGATCCAGCCATTCAACACCGCCTCATCGAACACCTCACAGGTTTCGATCAACACCCGGCGGGCGGTCGTTGGGGTTCGTGCGCGTAATTGCTGCATCCACGCGGAAATTTCATGTGGACGGATGCTGCCAATACGCCGATGTCCGAATTGTTCGAGCAAATGGCGCAGGTTTGTCTTGCGGCCTGACAGGGTTTTGCGCACAAGCGGACGGGCGGTAATGATCGTGTCATAGACCACACCCCACTCGGCCAAGGTGCGGAACTGGGGCGCAATGCGCCCCAGCATGAAGGAAACCAACCTCATGTCAGTCCTCCTCGTCCCTTGCCAGTTCACTGGTCGGCACAATGAAATCCAAACTGCCGTGACAGCGCAGCGTGTACACCGGCAAATCCTGAAAAATCGCCAGATCAATGTGTCGTTTGTTGAGACTGAGCCGAGCACCAACCCGATTGACCGGGTACCCATCACGGGTAATGCAACCCGCCGCTTGGATATAACCGCTGGAAACAGTCGCCGTTACCGTGCCGCGGACACGGCCATCGATCAAAACGGCATAGATTTTTTTGGTATTTTTCATGTCATGCTCCTGTCGAGCACCTGGAACCCGCCAGGCCGGTCGCTCACTGATTTAGCGAGCTTGGAGCCATAATATAATGACTAAATTATTTTGTCAATAGGTTTTTTCAAAAATTTCCAACTTTTTTCAATCGCCCGTCATCAACGGCTGTCCAGCGCTTCCGGTTGCCCCGATGCTTGACGCAAAACGAATCACCTCCTGCCCGAGCCAATCATTGACCTTTTGCATGCGCACCTGCAAGGGCTCAAGCTCATTTTGAACCCATGCCTCACCCGCCTCGGTAATCGAGCCAAAGCCACCGGTATTGTGCGGGATAATCCCGAGTAACTGCGGCGGGATGCGCAGTGCGGCCAGCACGTCATCACGGGTAATGTTCTTGATGCCGGTAAATTCATCCTTGGCCGCAACTTCACTGACCGGAATCAATTGCAGCCCGTCCTTTTTGCCGTTGGGCGAGTGCAAAAAGAGGTTACGGAAATTGCCCGGCCCGCGCGCTTTTTTCAGTGATTCGCGCAGTGCATCGACATCGTCATCATTGACCTGGGCGTCGGACAGATACAGGATGAAACCGGCGTGCGAGCCGTTGTTATAGTATTTGCGCCGGAATAATGTCGCCGATTCATTGAGCAATGCCGACTGCACCGCCGCAAGCCATTCGGGGATGCCGTAGATTTCCTGATCGACATCCGGCTCACGCAATTGGAACACCGAACCCGGCGTGAAGGCATGCTCGGCCTGGTAGGTATGCACCTGAAAAAACGTTCCCGCTTCTACACCCCGGCGCATATATTTTGCCAGCGGAGCAGCCAGGGACAACGGCCTGCCCGCGAGATTGTTTTTGCGCTCAAGATAGGCCATGCCAAAATGCAGCCAATCGGTGGCGAACTGCTCAAAGGTTTCCCGCGAGAGCAGCTTGTGCGGGATAAACGAGCGAACCAGCATATTGGCCTTGAAGCGCAGCCCGGATTTCAAATACACATTGGCACGGGTGGTTCGAGATAATCCGTCCAGCGATAACGGCGGCTCATACCAGCGGCCGTTTTGCCAGCAGTGCAGATAATCCATGATTCCGCGCGCATCGAGTACGGGGACGGGTTCGCCGAAGGTAAAGGCATGCAGGCGCGCGGATGTGGTTTCAGTGGTCACTCGAATATCTCCAACGTGGATGTACGGGTATTGGCGTGCGGGCTTTCCAGCGGTTCGTTATGCAGTGCGTGGAATAATGCCCATGCAAGATCGGCGTGTCCGGTGTCTTCGCGCCGCCCGGCGGAATAAGTCAGATTGCGCCCGCTCGGGGTGAGGGTTTTCTTGATCGCCATCAACGATTGCAGAATATCCGTCCAGCCCGCATCAAACTGCAAACGCCCGGCGCGGATGACGTCATAGGCTTTCAGCACAAGCCGGGTTTTGACTTCCGGCGAATAATTGAATGTCACCAGATTGGGGAAAAAGGTTTTGACGATTTGCGCCACTCCGGTTCCCATGCCGGTAGTATCGATACCGATATAAGTCACCCAATAGCGTTGCATCATCTGCTGGATATGTCCGGCCTGTGCGGCGAAATCCTGCCCTCGGAATTGGTGGCGCTCCAAAATACGGAACGCCCCGCCCGGTTCCTGCGGCGGCGCAACCACCACCAGCCCGGCACTGTCCCCGGTTTCCGCCGGATCATAGCCGAGCCATACGGGTTTGTCGGCATACGGGCGCATGGTGAAGGGTTTGAAATCCGTCCAATCCACCCAACTATCCACCCGGCACGGTTGCAACATGGCAAGCGGGAATACGCTCAAGCTGTCATCGACAAACTCGCACATCAAGAGGTTTGAAAACGCCTCCGCGCTGTATTCCATGCGCAGCTCGTCAATATCGAACAAATCGCATCCGCGCCGCGCGGCATCCATGATGGTGACAATCTGCCGCCATACTTTATCCGGCCCCACTTGCCCATCGGCCAGCGTATCGTGTGAGATATCGACCTTGATCTGCTGGTCTTTGGGCTTGCCGCGATTGAATCGCGTTCCGGTCCAAAACGGGTATGCTTCATGCGCCATGCTGGACGGCGTTGAAAAATAGGTCTTGCGCCATTTCTTGTGCATCGCCATCCCGCTGGCAACTTTGTTCAATTCCTCAAAGCGGTGCGTCCAGAAAAATTCATCGAAATAGAAATTGCCGTGATAGCCTTGCGCCGTGCGCGCATTGGTGCCGAGAAAGAATAGCTCCGCGCCATTATCAAGCGTAATGCAATCCGTGCCGACAAGGTTTTTATCCAAGACCTCGCGCACAAACCCCTGCATATAGCCGCGAAACAAAAATGCCTGCGACTTGGACGCGCTCAAAAAGATTTGATTGCGCCCGGTGGTGAGCGCATCAATGAGCGCCTCACGCGCAAAATAGAAGGTCGCCCCGATCTGGCGCGACTTCAAAATCACGCGGGTGCGCTGATCGCCCGCCCGATACCAATCACGCTGATAATCAAAACATTCATCGACAAAGCGCCGGGTGAGCAGCTCGATCTCCTCTTCCGTAAACGCATTTTTGCGCGGCTGCTTTTTCGGTTTGTTGTTTCGGTTTTCCAGATTGGGATTAAGATCGGTTTCCGTGCCGCCGCCCTGATAGCGCTGGATGCGCGCCTGACGCTCAAGCTGTCGGTGCAGCAAATCGATTTCCTTGAAATCCCCACCGCTCTTGTCGGTTTTGAGGATCAGCGCGGTGAGGCGCATTTCCAGCGCCCCGCCGATGCGCTGCACCGTATCTGCGGCATCCCAGCCATCGCGCTTTTTCCAGCTATGCACGGTTTTTTCGTTCTCGCCCAGGGTGCGGGCGATTTCGGCCAGCGTCCAGCCCATCCAATACAGGGCGCGCGCCTTGTGGCGGGAATCCATCGACAGGGAGAGTGGGGTGAGCATGCACCGATTTTGCGGGTGGCCGTCCCGCGCCTCGACCACCACACTATGTAACAGCGCCCATTACACAACCAGGTCATTGCCCGCGCCGCCACCATTGCAGACCATGAGGGGGACATTCCCACCACAGGATCGCTCCCCCATGTCAAGCCAAACCAAACACTACCGCTCCAAATTCTTCCGCGTGGCCGTTGAAGGCGATACCGTCGATGGCCGCACGATTGAACGCGGCTGGATTGAAGACATGGCCGCCAGCTACAACCCTGTCACCTATGGCGCGCGGGTGTGGCTTGAGCATATTCGCGGCACCCTGCCTGATGGCCCGTTCAAAGCCTATGGCGACGTGGTGGCGCTCAAAGCCGAAGAGGTCGAAATTAATGGCCAGAAGAAGCTCGCCCTGCTCGCACAGATCGAACCGACCAGCGAATTGCGCGCAATGGTCAACACCCTCAAGCAAAAGATTTATACAAGTATTGAAGTGGCGACCAAATTTGCCGGTACCGGCAAGGCGTACCTGATGGGTCTGGCTGTCACTGATACTCCGGCGAGCCTTGGTACCGAGCGGCTGGCATTCGCGGCCCAGCATCCCGATGCCAGCCCGTTGACCGCGCGCAAGCACGCTCCGGAGAATCTGTTGAGCGCCGCCAGCGAGGCGAGTATTGAATTTGACGAATACACGCCGCCTGCACCGGCCGAACCCAATGCACTGGACAAATTGCTGGGGCAGATATCCGCGTTTCTCACCCGCAACAAACCCGCTGAACCGGCTCCGGCAGCGCCGCCCGTGCCGCCGTCCGCAGCGCCCCCTGTGCTCACGAGCGAACTTGCCGCCGCTTTTGGCGGGATTGTCGAGAGCCTGGCTGCCCAGCAAGCGCGCATCGAGCAATTGAGCACCGATGCCGCCGCCTTGCGCGCCAGCGTGGAAACCACCGCCGATCCGAACCACACCGCCCGCCCGGTCATCACCGGCGCTACCGCAACGCTGACCGATTGCTGACATTCCATATTTTCATTGAGCCCATATCATGCGCACCCAAACCCGCACCCAATACAACGACTATCTCGCCCAATTGCAAACCTTGAACGGCATTCCGTCTGCCTTACATGCATTTGCCGTAGAACCCAGCGTGCAGCAATCGCTGGAAACCCGCATTCAGGAATCGAGTGCCTTTCTCTCCCGCGTCAATACCGTGGGCGTGGATGAGCTCAAGGGCGAGAAAGTCGGCATTGGTGTTTCCAGCACCATTGCCAGCCGCACCGATACCAGCGGCGATCAATCCCGTATCCCGCGCGACGTGCACGCACTCGATGCGCAGGGTTATGAATGCGTGCAGACCAATTTTGATACTGCGATCAATTACAGCCTGCTCGATGCCTGGGCCAAATTCCCTGATTTCCAGACCCGCCTGCGTGACGCCATTGTCCAGCGTCAGGCGCTTGATCGGTTGATGATCGGATTCAACGGCAAAAGTATCGCCGCCACCACCAACCGCGCAACCTCCCCACTGCTGGAAGATGTGAATATCGGCTGGCTGCAACACTGGCGCACGACTGCGCCCGACCGGGTGTTGAATAAAGGCAAAGCGGGCGGCAATATCAAAATCGGCAAAGATGCAAGCAATGATTATCGCAACCTCGATGCGCTGGTGTTTGATGCCGTCAGTCAATTGATTGACCCCTGGCACCGTAAAGACCCGGGTCTTGTCGCCGTACTCGGCCGCGACTTGATGCACGATAAATACTTCCCCTTGGTTAATGCCGACCAACCGCCAACCGAGAAATTAGCGAGCGACCTCATTCTCTCGCAAAAGCGCGTTGGTGGCCTGCCCGCAGTGGAAGTGCCATATCTCCCCGATGGCACCGTGCTGATTACCAACCTCAACAATCTGTCCCTGTACTGGCAGATTGGCGGACGCCGCCGGTATCTCAAAGAGGCCCCGGAAAAGAATCGCATCGAAAACTACGAATCCTCAAATGATGCCTATGTTGTAGAAGATTACGGTCTGGGTTGCGTAGTGGAAAACATCGAGATTGTGAACGGATGATCGCAAGCCTTGCCCGTACCCATCGCATCCGCACCCTGGCCGCCAGTCAGGTGGCGCACAACCCGTATGGCCCCTCAACCGAGGTCAGCCAGTACGAGCTGCACCTGATGCAACTGGCCGAGCACCGCCTGCGCCTGAAACAGGTGCAGTCCGGTGAGGCCAAGGCCGCGCTCAAGCGCGAGTTGCTGCCCGAATACAGCGCGTACATTGAGGGGGTTTTGAAGGCCGATCCCGGCACCCCGGATGAAGTGCTGGCCACGCTGATGGTGTGGAGCATGGATGCAAGTCATTGGGAACCAGCGTTGACCCTGGCCGAATACGTGTTGCGCCATCGCCTGCCTTTGCCGGATCGGTTCGCGCGTACGGCGGGTTGCCTGATTGCTGAAGAAATTGCCGAGGCCGCCCTGCGCGCCCTTGCCACTGATACTGATTTCCGCCTGTCCGTTGTAGAGCGCGCAAAGTATCTGACTGAAGCGGAGGACATGCCCGATGAAGTGCGCGCAAAGCTGCATCTGGCAACCGCGCGGCTGCTGTTACGTGACGCACAGGCCAACGCGGATTCGCCGAATATAACGGCAATCAAAAGCGGCATCGCCGACCTCAAGCGCGCAATTGCCCTGCACAGCGCCTGTGGCGGCAAGAAAGACCTGGAGCGGGCCGAGCGCCTGCTGAAGAAACACGCCGCCCACAGCGGCACACCGAGCGTCTCCCGCGCGTCTGGCCGGCCCGGGACGGAGCAGCCGCCCCACTCCACGGCGACTCCCGTCCCGGCCACCGGCCATCTTGCGCAGGAAAACACATAACAACATGTGTTCAGAGTGATGCGTTATGTCAGGATTCACCGCCACCGGTGCTGTCACCCCGCAGCCCCCAATTCACACCGACGGTTTCTGGCCAGCGCTGGAACCTGACATCATTCGCGCGCAGATGCGTCTGGATGCCTCGATCAGCAACGAGCGTTTGCGCCACGCGATAATCGCCGCCGCTGCAAACATCAACGATGAACTCGCCGCATGGGCCTCACCCTACCAAGCCAGCGGACACACCCGTCTGACCGACATCCCCGCCCCGCAGATCGACGGAAAATCGCGCCTTGAACTGCTGTATCAGCGCGCCGTCGCCTGCGCCGCTGCCGCAGAACTGACCGAGCGCTACCGCACCCACGACGCCACCAACAGCGGCCACCAGCACGCCGATGCCCTGACCCCGAGTATCGACGAATTGCGCCGCGACCAGCGCTGGGCCATCCGCGACATCAAGGGTCAAACCCGTACCACCGTGGAGCTGATCTGATGTCCATTATCCGCACCCAGCGCGTCACCGCCCATCAGCACGATACCGTCGATGCCCTGTGCTGGCGGCACCTCGGACAAACCCGTGGCGTCGTGGAGCGCGTGTTTGAACTCAACCCCGGCCTGGCCGCACTCGGCCCGATCCTGCCGCACGGCACCCAGGTCAACCTGCCGCTGACCGCACCTGCGGCCCCACCCGCCCCCTTGATTCACCTGTGGACATGACCATGCGCGAACACTTCACCGATGCTGCCATTGCAGGCAAAGCCCAATACGCCATCTACGGCGGCGCGGGCGTGTCGTTGTTCGGCGGCTTCACCGCCAACGAAATCGCAGCCTTTTGCGGCGGCGCGGCTGCCCTGTGCGGTGTGATCGTGCAGATTGTATTCAAGCTCCGCGATGACCGCCGCCGCAAAGCACTCAACGCACTGGAACAAGAACGCACCCGCCTTGAAATCCAGCGCCTGCAACAATCAACAGGACGCAATGGCACATGAACCGCATCGTCAAAATCTGCGCCAGCGCCTGCACGGCCGCCGCCGTCGCGGGCGGCGGTGCCTGGGCACTCATCACCAAATGGGAAGGGCTGCGTTACGCCCCCTACATCGATGACGTCGGTGTGCTGACCGTCTGCTACGGCCACACCGGCCCCGATATCGTGCCGGGCAAACGCTACACACAAGCCGAATGCGACGCGCTGCTGGAAGCCGACATGGCGATTGCCCGCGGCCACGTCAACCGCTGCCTGCCGATGCCAAAACTCGCGCACATTGAGGAAGCCCTGACCAGCGCCGCCTTCAACCTCGGCGCGCAGATCGTGTGCGGCTCCACGCTGCAACGCAAAGCCCTGGCGAATGATTGGCCCGGCGCATGCGCCGAGCTCCCACGCTGGAATCGCGGCGGCGGGCGCGTGTTGCGCGGACTCACCCTGCGCCGTGCAGATGAGCGCGCCCTGTGCGAAGGGCAGACACCCGGATAAACAAACGCCCCGGCAGCGTCAACTGCCGAGGCGTTCCCATTCCCCCCTTGATACCCGCAAGGAAAGAAATTGAAACCTGATTATAGAGCGCTTGGGAAACTCATGGAACATCTCGAAAAATCCCCCCGCCTTCTGCGTCTGCTCTGGGCCTGCATTGCCGTTGCTGCCGCCCATGTCGTGTTGTCCGGCCTTGCCGCCCTGCGCTGGTGGTGAACATGACCACACTGTCCAACTTCGCCATCTCCGCGTTGCTGTGTATCGCCTTCCTCATGGGCTGGAGCTTGAACGGCCTGCGCGC